CCGTCATGTCATCGTACACCAACAATCATCAACGTGAGTTCAAGCTAGAAACGGATAAGGGGTACTGGTTTGTTGGGTATGTTGATTCAGCTTTTACGCCCGGAAGCAACTTTGATGAATTTTCTTCTGAAGAGAGAATCATTCGATACTCTTTCGACATGAACGTTGTTGCGTATCTTATCGAGCCTGATATTCCAGGACGACCTTCGGGATTGAGATCTTTCGTTTCTGCACCCACCCTGGAATTTGTTATTGAAGATTCGCCGGCTTTTCCTTTACCCGTTGGTGGTCCACCTTCGGGTAACCCAGATGCATACGTTTTGCAGGATCTGGATGCAGTTGATGCTTTGCTTCCTGGTTCTGCAGTCGGTTCCAGCGCAATTGCTAGTGCTGCACAGGCAGCAACCGGTGAATCTGGTGCTGGTGCATATAGGGCATCAAGTGATGCAAGAGGAAGAAATTCCAACCCCCCGGTCCAAAAATCGACATCTGTAGGAACGACGGCATCGGGCCCGGGTACAGAAGTAATTAGAAGAAAAGTTTACGATGAAACGACTGGTGAAACGAAAGAAATACTTATTCGTGTTAAAGGTCGTAACAGCCGCAAGGGGGAAACAGTGTTGCGAGGTGAAATCAGCACAACGCTAGAAGACATTGTTACTTGAGTTTAACGGTTGGGAGAAGATATTTAATAAAGAACACAGTGGGAGAATAACTCCATGGCGGAACAGACTTTTAGATCACCCGGGTTTTTCGAGCAGGAAATCGACCTCACAGGTCGCACTACATCGATTGAAGGAACACCCGCTGGTATCATAGGTACATCGGACAAAGGACCAGCATTTGTTCCGGTGACCCTCGGAACACAAAGAGATTTTGATGAGACATTTGGTCCGCTTAACGCAAAGCGATTTGCACCTTACGCGGTGCAGCAGTGGATGCAGAACAGGACTGCGGTGACATTCACTCGTATTCTCGGTGCCGGTGCAAACTCTACATCAACCAATATTGCAAATACTATCAATTACGGGGTTGTGAGAAACGCAGGATTCGTGATTAGCGGTTCGGCGAACGTGGACGCCGACGGCGCGCCGATTGCACAAAATCCCTATCGCAGAGCCCGTGGGTGTGTAAAGTTTCTTGCTGCAACACACGCAGTTCCTGCAAATGAAACTCTTGGTTATCCTGTTTTCACAGACAACGCTTCATTTGATGTTGCAGCCACCGGCAATACCGGAGATCTCGTAAATCTAGTTCGTGCGATGTTGCTTTTCCCGACAGGAACGACCGCATTAATTAGCCCTTGCGGTGGACAAAACGCGCCGGCAATTAAGGATATTACACCAAACGGAACATATGTCACAAAGGCAACTGATTCAGTTGTTGCAGATGCTAGTGGGGATTTCCTTCTTATCCTGTCATCCACTGCGGGTACGTTCGTTAACGAATTGGCTGCGAAGGGTGGGAATAAACAGATTAAAATACTGTCGGCATCGCTTAATCCAACCTCGACAAATTACATATCCAAGATTCTAAACACAGATCCAACGAAATTCCAAACTGAACAACACCTGCTTTATGCAGATTTTGCTGTTGAAGACGAGCTTGCATCAACGCTTTCGCAACCTGTTGCGATTTTAAGCGGTAACTTACTCGATGGCTCAAAATCACCCCCAGGAACTGTAGGAAAGTATCAGGATCTCTTCGGTCGTTTTGATACTCGTTACACCACACCCAAAACAACTCAAGTAATCTCGCAACCGTATGGTGAAACTGAGTATAATCTTTTCAATTTTGAGACACTGGACGATGGTGCTTATGGTAATGATAAAGTCAAGGTGTCAATTGCAAACATCGTTGCGTCAACCGATCCCACAAACAAGTTCGGCAAGTTTGACGTATACGTAAGAAGGTTTTCTGATACAGACACTAAACCTGAAGTCATCGAACAATTTTCTCAGTGTAACCTAAACCCGACTTCTGACAGGTATGTTGCAAGAATCATTGGTGATAAGAAAGTTACATTTAATTTTGATGCAGAAATTGATGATGAACGTCGTCTTGTGATTTCCGGAAAGTATCCCAACATGTCAAAATACATTAGGGTGCTGCCAACTGTCCAGGTTAATGATGGTGACGTACCTGAAGATGCACTTCCTTTTGGTTTCAGGGGTATTCCGGCACTTAAAACCACTGATTCGTTAACTGCATTCAGTGGGACTACGAAAGGTAGTGCGTTAACCCCACTCACACTGGGTGGTCGTACGCTCGGCTCGACAGGGCACAGGTTATACGGTGCATTTGGGCAGAGGGGCGATGTTCAACCGGTATATGGTAACCAATCTTCGGTAAGTGCTTCGCTCTCGGCCTCAATCGTTCCACCACTTCCTTTAAGGTTTAAAGTGACCCGCGGTGCCACTGATACGGGTGGTGCTGACTATGAAGGCAAGCCTGGGACTGACGAGAGGGTTGATACTCGTTACTATTGGGGTGTTAAGTTTACACGAATGGCGGAAACGGCATCACTCGATACTCCTGCTCTTAATCCGAATGTTTCATCGACTCCCAACCCTCTTGTGTCGACATACACAAAGTTTTTGGGTATCGAACAGCTTGATACATTGGTGACGGGAACGGGTGCTGATGTATTCAATAACAACAAGTTTACTCTTTCGAGGGTTGCGCTCGGGCCTGATACTGACATTGGTACACCAACAAATGCCCCAACACTGTTTACCCAAATAACAGGTACAGCTGCTGCTCACATGCTTGGTTCTGTATATGTAAGAAACGGCGCACCCTATACGCGGATTTCTGGTACTTCGCAAGAATACGTTGTTAATACTGCGTTTTCAACGGGGCGCGTAACGTTAGCAACACTGTTAGCATCTAGTTCTGTGAAATTCAATCGATTCACTCCTTATACCAAGTTTACATTGCCTTTTTATGGTGGTTTCGACGGGTTTAACATTTTAAATCCTGATGTTCAATATGGTAATGACAAGTCTACGGCACAAACGGGTCTTGCTGGATCCTCTGCAGATGTAGGTTTGATAGCGAACCTTTATGACGGCGATAACACAAACCCGATGGGTTCAGGGTTGAACAACGCTTCAATCGCTTCATTTAGAACGGCTGTCAGGCTTAACACCGATCCGTTCGTCGTGTACACCAACCTCTTAGCTATTCCCGATATTAAGGAACCATTGATTACTGATTACGCGGGCGACAGAACGAGAGAGTATAGTCAGGCGATGTACGTCATGGACATTCCCGAATATGGGATGAAAAACGGTACTTCGTCAACGAGGCTGTACGGCGATAGCACGTTAAAGCCGGATGTACCAGAGACCACAGAACAGTTTGAGGGGAGAGCGCTTGACAACAACTACGTTGCAACATACTTCCCAAGCGTTGTGATCGAAGACACCACCAACAACCGACGTGTAACTGTTCCTCCCTCTGTGGCTGCTTTAGGTGCTATCGGGTTTAGCGATAGGGTTTCCTACCCTTGGTTTGCACCAGCAGGATTTAACAGGGGTGCTCTTGCTTTTGTGAAGAACGTTGGAGTGAGGCTTTCACAAGCCGATAGGGATACGTTATACGATGCCAGGATCAACCCGATCGCAACGTTCCCGACGGGTGGGTTTGTCATCTTCGGTCAGAAAACGTTACAACAGGCTGCAACAGCGTTGGATCGCGTTAACGTGCGACGGATGCTGTTGGAAGTGAAGAGGCTTGTTACCGGCGTGGCACGTAATCTCTTGTTTGAGCAAAACAACGCAACAACAAGAAATCGGTTTGTTGCACAGATCACACCGTTGTTAGCACTCGTTCAAGCACAAGCGGGAATTGAATCCTTTAGCATAGTGTGTAACGCCAATAACAACTCTGATTTGGACGCAGAACAAAATAGGATGAACGGTAGGATCGTGGTTGTACCAACCCGAGCAATCGAGTTCATCGCGATCGATTTTATTATCACGAATGCCGGCGTGTCTTTCGAATGATGAATATCTATAAGATGAATTGGAGTAAATACGAATGGCTGAATTAACTTTTCGAAGCCCGGGCGTTAGTACTAGGGAGATCGATTTAAGCGGTCGAACGCAGGTTGGGCCGCAAGGAGTACCTGCCGCAGTGATCGGCACGGCGACTCGTGGTCCCGCTTTTGTACCCGTTACGTTTGCTTCGTACCGTGACTTTGCAACAAAATTCGGCGCGACAGATGGTAAGAAGTTTGGACCTATCGCCATCCAGCAATGGTTTGCCAATCGCCAAGCCGGAACTTACCTCAAGGTATTGGGCACCGGCGATGGCAAGGTCAGGACATCTGCGGGCACCAACGCAGGTAAGGTGACCAACGCAGGTTTCGTTGTGGGTGCCCAACAGGTTCAGGCAGATGGACAGATCGCGACAAACCCTAATGCGTATGCCACCCTTGGCGGCAGAACGTACTTCCTCGGTTGCATGATGTCGGAATCCAACGGAAGCACGATTCTTAGCGAGGCGGGGATACAGGGGTCGACTTCTACTGAGACAGCAGCGACTGCAACATTAACCGTTGTGGATAATAGTTCTGGGGATTATCATGCCAAAACCTTAACTATAATAGATTACACAGGAAAGACAGTTACTTATACTTTCTCCACTTCGGCGACGTTCTCCGCCGGCAGTGTCCCAGAGATTGGTATTTCAGACGGCTCTGGGGGCTATGACAGCATAACTACCATTGCAACAAATTTAAAAACAGCTATTGAGCATGCTAATGGCAATGCCGGAAATATCACAGTCGAGGTCGTCTCCAACGTAGCAACATTAACTCAGGCCGTTGGTGGGTGGGCTGGCAATAAGCTAATTACAAAAACTATTATAGACGCTCAGTTTACAAAAACAAATTTTACTGGCGGTGCAGGACCGGCAAATTCCGCTCAACCCGTCATCCGTGGCGTCCTCTTTGCACCTGACGGCGTGATGCTCGCTCTCTCATCCAGCGTTGTTGCGAACAACTCGCCAGCAGCTGCTGGTGCGACTGCAGGTGTTAAGGCATCTGATGGTGGGACGACAAACACGTCACAGGGTGCGCTTATTGGTACGGTTAACGTACAGTCTCAAGACTTTGTGATGTTGCTGAACGGCCTCAAACAAACTAATGCAACTGGGAAAAACGTTCTCACGGCTTCATTCGATCCTCAGGCTGGAAACTATTTCCCCAAGGTGTTTAACACAGATCCCTTTAAGATTGAAACAGAAGGCCATTACCTTTACCGACACAATGATGTTTACAGTTCATACGCTGTGGTGACGAGTTCTGGTTTATCTGACCCAACACTGGCCGCGGCGATTGGTGGTAATTTAGAACCCGCTGCGTTTATTTTGACGGGTTCGAGTCGAACGGCGGCCACCTCAGGCAGAAATGCTGGTGACGCCGACCAACCAAACTATGAAAGCTTCGAGGATCGCTACCGACACGCATTCTCACCCTTTGTCATATCACAGAAGTTTGGTGGAACGCCTCAAAACCTCTTTAAGATCCACTGTTTGGATGATGGTGTTTATCCCAATGACAAATTAAAGGTTTCGATTGAGAACATTCAGAAGTCAAACAACTCGAATGTGAAGTTCGGTAAGTTCGATCTGGTCATTAGAAAGTTCGGAGACGATGATAGGAACTTGCAAGTTCTTGAATCTTATCGTGGGCTTTCAATCGATCCTGGGTCGGAACGATATTTCGCTCGCATCATCGGTGACATGAATACCTATTACGACTTCGACCAACGCGCTGGAAGCCAGAAACTCGTTATGGACGGCAAGTTTCCGAATACCTCGAACTACATTCGGGTTGAGGTTCCGACCGCGGTTGATAGCGGAGACGTCGATAAAACGGCGCTTCCCGTTGGTTTCCGCGGACCTTTTCATCTCGTCACTTCTGGAACGACCGCAGCCGGGACTAGGTTATTGGTTTCCACGAGCTCAGTTTCAGTGGACACAGACGATGTATATGTGAGTCAAGATGCATTTAAAGACAGGGCAATCGAAGTCCCAGTTCCTTTCCGTAGAACAGTTGCAGTTGGCACAGGTATTGCAAAACGTACAGACCCACAGATGTACTGGGGTGTTCAGTTCGAGCCGCTCGATAGCTTAACGGAACCAAACAAGAACAATGCTCCGATATCACAAAATTCACCGGTTCTTGGTTATACGAAATACATGTCCCACTTCTTTACAACGTACAGAAATCCTTGGGTTGGTGACAACGCAGGCGCTGCAAATGACGGAGGCGTTGTTCTAGACTCAGACGTGTTTAACAATAACAAGTTCTCTCTTGAGAACGTGCAAGTTGTTACAGCAACGAGCACCACCGACGTCGTGGATTCGAATGAATGGCAGGCCTCTGTTTATCGAAGGAATGGCACCCTTTCAAACTTAACGAAGTCTAACGGTACACCACAGGTAGGTCGCTTCCTGGACGTCTCTAAGGACTTCGGCGATCTTGCATCAAAACAGTATTACAAGTTCTCATTCTTCGTCCAAGGTGGTTTCGACGGCGTCAATATCTTTAACGAAGATCTAGCGAACCTTCTCGACCCCGCCATTAAGCGCGAAATCGATAATAGTCCAGGTAACACAACCGGAAACACTACGCAAGCATATCGTAAGGCAGTCGATATCTTACAAGAGAAGTCGGACACAGAGATCCAGCTTCTCGCGATTCCTGGTATCCGTCAACCACAGGTGACCAATTGGGCAACAGACGCTATCGAGGATCGGTTCGACGCGCTGTACATCATGGACATCGAAGAGAAGGACGCTGAGGATAATTTCATAACCGGTTCGGGTGAACAACCCAACGTTACTTACACAACCAGCCGGTTTAAGGGACGCAGCATCGATTCGAGTTTCGCCGCGGCGTACTTCCCTGACGTCATTGTCACCGATCCAACCACGAACACCAACGTGCAAGTTCCGCCGTCGGTCGCGGTTCTCGGTGCTTTCGGCCTCAACGATGCCGTGGCTCATCCTTGGTTCGCACCGGCTGGGTTTGCGAGAGGTGCACTGCAAGCTGTAGAGGTCGCAGTCAAGACCAATCGTTCAAACCTTGACGTCTTGTATGATGCTCGTATCAATCCGATAACAGCATTCCCAGGTCAGGGTGGTCCCACCATCTTCGGGCAGAAGACATTACAGGCCGCAGAGAGTGCGCTCGATCGTATCAACGTCAGACGCTTGCTCATCGAGATCAGGCGACAGGTCCGGACCGTTGCGAACAGATTCATATTCGAACCCAACCGTGAAACGACGTTGGCTCGTTTCTCCGGAGCGGTAAACCCAATTCTCAACAGAATCCAGCAGCAACAGGGTTTGGATCGGTTCAAAGTACAGATCGATACGACCACGACAACGCAGGCAGACATTGAGAACAACACAGTTCGAGGCAAGATCTTCTTGCAACCGACCCGTTCACTCGAGTTTATCTCACTCGACTTTGTGGTTTCGAACGCCGGTGCAGAGATTTAGTAAAGCAAGATGATATTTATCGTTAGGAGAAAATAACAAATGGCAGAAACACTTTCAGTCACCGATATGCTTCCGAACAAATTCGAGCCGAAGCGCCAGTTTCGGTGGGTTTTTGCGATCGAAGGTATCGATTCGTTCTTGATGAAAACGGCTGCTCGTCCCACGATGAACACCGAGGAAA